TAGAGACTAAAAACTATTTTAGTATATTATAAATACTTTTTTGTATATTACACTAAAATAAAATCTATGCCAAAAAAAGAATCAAGTTTTCGTACTCTTACAACAGTAGACGGTATTACTTTTCATCTATATGAAGATGATCAAGGTATTGTAAAACCACACTCAGCTATTGGACCATCAATTATTTATCCAAAATCATTAGCTAAACCAGATGAATATTATATTTATGGAATTAAATATGATTTTGATAAATGGTTAGAATTATCTAGACCATTAAGGAAAACTTTATCACAAGAAGATTTTGTTGAATAATAAATATTTATAACAAACAACAAAATTATTATCTATGAGTAAGTTATTTATTTCTATTTTATCCGGAGTATTAATCGGATTAGTTATTTGGTATACATTTCTGTATAAACCAGAAAGTTTTAATACAAAACCATATGAATCTAAAATAGATTCTTTACAAAAACAAGTTGATTCATTTTTATTAAAAAATGATAGTTTATCAAATTCAATTAAATTAACAGAGGAAAGTAATTTATTTTTAGCTAAAAAAAATCAAGAGCTAAAAATTAAAGTTAGTAAACTAAAGTATAAAACAATAGTAGAAAAACCTGAAATAAAATATACACCTACACAAGTAGATAGTTTTTTTAAGGAAAAATATCCTGCAGAATATAAAAAATACTCAATAGATACTACAAAATTACCAATAGAAGTATCAAAATCTATTGTATCTGATATAAAAGAATGTGAAGTTAATAAAAATGTTATACTAATACAAGATACAATTATTAATAATCTAGATAGTTTAGTCATTGGTAAAGATTCTGTTATAACATTATTAAAAGATAAAGATCTAAATAATCAAAATATTATAAAAACTCAAAAAGATCAAACTGATAATTATAAAATTTTAGTAACTGGATTAAAAGATGAGATTAAGTTTAAAGATAAAAAATTAAAATTTCAAAAAATAGAAAGAATAATTATGGGTATTTTTATAATTGGTCTTTTTTTAGGAACTAGATAATGGCTGAACAACAGATAAATATAAAAGATAGAATAAAAGAGGAGTTTGTAAAATGTGCAACAGATCCCGTGCACTTCATGAAGAAGTACTATATGATCCAGCATCCAAAAAGAGGTAGACAACTTTTTGATTTATATCCGTTTCAAGAAAAAGTATTGAGGTTATTTCAAAAAAATGACTATTCAATAATTAATAAATCTAGACAGTTAGGTATTTCTACTTTAGTATCTGCATATTCATTATGGTTAATGCTTTTTAATAAGGATAAAAATGTTCTTGTTATTGCAACAAAGCAAGAGACTGCAAAAAATATGGTAACCAAAGTAAGATTTGCTTATCAAAATTTACCATCATGGTTAAGAATTGCAGCATCTGAAGACAATAGGTTAAGTTTAAGATTGACAAATGGATCTCAAATAAAAGCAGTTTCTGCCGCTGGTGATGCTGGTCGTTCTGAAGCTGTATCATTATTAGTAATAGATGAGGCTGCTTTTATTGACAATATTGAAACTATATTTACAGCTGCACAACAAACATTAGCAACTGGAGGAGGTTGTATAGCCTTATCAACTCCAAATGGTGTTGGTAACTGGTTTCATAAAACATACATAGTTGCTCAAGAAAAGAAAAATAAGTTTTTACCTATATCTTTACCTTGGACAGTACATCCAGAAAGAGATCAAACTTGGAGAGACGATCAAGATGTAATATTAGGAAAAAGAAATGCAGCACAAGAGTGTGATTGTAACTTTGCAACATCAGGAAATACTGTAATAGAACCAGAAATATTAACATGGTATGAAGATAATATGGTAGATGATCCAATAGAGCGCCGTGGACTAGATAAAGCATTTTGGATATGGGAATATGCAGATCCGGTAAAATACTACGCTATAATAGCCGACGTTGCTCGTGGTGATGGTAATGACTATTCTGCATTTCATGTAATTGATATAGAATCATTAACTCAAGTTGCTGAATATAAATCACAAGTTGATACTAGAGATTTTGCAAATATATTACTTAGTGTTGGATCTGAATATAATAATGCATTATTAGTAGTTGAAAATGCAAATATTGGTTGGGACGTTATACAAACTATAATTGAGAGAGGGTATACTAATATTCACTATAGTTATAAACAAGATCAAGGTATGGATTTTACTAAATACGTTGATAAATATAATAGAGCTGATGGATTAGTGCCAGGATTTTCAACTACAGAAAAAACAAGGCCATTAGTTATTGAAAGAATGAGAGATTTTATAGAAAATAAAGTAGTAATTATAAAATCTGTTAGACTTTTAGAAGAACTTAGATCTTTTATATGGAAAAATGGTAGAGCACAAGCTATGCAAAGTTATAATGATGACTTAGTTATGTCATTTGCAATTGCAATGTATTTAAGAGAAACTTCTTTAAGATTTAAAAAAACTGCAGATAGTTTAACATATGCTGCATTAGATGGATTTACTAGAACACAAGATACATCAATAGCATATAATTCAAATAATCAATATAATCAAAATCCATGGATAATGAATGTTAATAGCCCACAAGGCCAAGAATTTCAAGATCTTACATGGTTAATTTAACTAGATAAAATAAAATGGCAGAACAACAACCACAAAAACAGAATAATTTATTTTCTACTTTAAGACGTTTATTTTCAACTGATGTTATTATACGTAACGAAGGTGGAGATATGATAAAAGTAATAGATACAGACACTATTCAAAGATCTGGTGAATTACAAACAAATGGTTTAATTGATAGATTTAATAAGGTGTATACAATGTCTACAGCTTATGGAGTTAATTTAAATCTAGCACAAAACTATCAATCAGCAAGAGTTCAAATATATGCAGATTATGATGCTATGGACACCGATGCAATTTGCTGTTCTGCATTAGATATTATAGCAGATGAGTGTACATTAAAAAATGAACAAGGAGAAGTTTTACAAATTAGATCTTCTGATGAAAATATACAAAAAATACTATATAATTTATTTTATTCTGTATTAAATATAGAATTTAATTTATGGTCTTGGGTTAGAAATATGGCTAAATATGGTGATTTTTATTTGAAACTAGAAATAGCAGAAAAATATGGTATTTATAACGTAATTCCATTCTCAGCATACAATATAGTTAGAGAAGAAGGTTTTAATCGTGAAAATCCACAAGAAGTTAGATTCAAATACGATCCTAATGCAGCTTTAGCATCATCTACTGGTTATAGTTCTATTCAAAATCATGATAGTGGTGTTTGGTTTGATAATTATGAGATGGCACACTTTAGATTGACTGGAGATGTTAACTATTTACCTTATGGTAGATCATATTTAGAGCCAGCTAGAAAACTATTTAAGCAATATACTTTGATAGAAGATGCAATGTTAATACATCGTATAGTAAGAGCTCCAGAAAGACGTATATTCTATGTAAATGTAGGTGCAATTCCACCTACAGAAGTAGAAAATTACATGCAGAGAATGATTCAAAAGATGAAAAAAACTCCTCTTATTGATCCAAATACTGGTAATTATAATTTAAAATATAATCAACAAAATTTATTAGAAGATTTCTTTATTCCTGTTAGAGGAAATGATACTTCTACAAAAATAGATACAGCAAAAGGTCTTGATTATAATGGTATTGAAGACGTTGCATATTTTAGAGAGAAATTATTTGCAGCTCTTAAAATACCTAAAGCTTTCATGGGATATGAAAAAGATTTAACTGGTAAAGCTACATTAGCTGCTGAAGATATTCGTTTTGCTAGAACTATTGAAAGATTACAGAGAATTATAGTAAGTGAATTAACTAAAATGGCATTAGTTCATTTATATGCGCATGGATATACTAATGAAGGTGCGGCAAACTTTACTCTATCATTAACAAATCCATCTATTATATACGATCAAGAAAGATTAGCTTTATTTAAAGAGAAAGTCGAACTAGCTCAAACAGCCATGGAAGCATCTATATTACCAAGAGACTTCCTATACGATAAAATATTCCACTTCTCAGAAGATCAATATGCTGAATTAGAAGATATGATTGTAGAAGATAAAAAGAGAACATTTAGATATGAGCAAATTAAAGAAGAAGGAAATGATCCAGCAGAGTCAGGTCAAGCTTATGGTACTCCACATCAAATAGCTAGTCTATATGGTGGAAAAGAAACATCAGTATTAAATGTGCCAGATGGATATGATGAAAAAAAGATGGGAAGGCCAAAATCAGTAACATCAATTATAGGAACAGATAAATCAGCTTTTGGCAGAGATCCTATAGGTACTTCAGAATTAACAGGAAGAAAAGACTCTGCTGAAGATAAATCTGGTGTTAATTACAAAGGAGGAAATCCATTAGCATTAGAAAATAGTATGGGGGCTTATTTACAAAATAAAAAAATGTTAGATGGATTATTTAAAAAACAGTCTAGTAGAAAAGTAAATCTTTTTGAGCAACCAAATCTAATGAGTGAAGATAATATTATTGATGGTTTAGACTAATATATAGATATTTATTACTAGCTGATTTTTATAAAACTATGGCAATAAAACATTCAAAATACCGCAATACAGGAATTTTATTTGAATTATTAGTAAGACGAACAACAACAGATCTACTAAATAATCAAGATTCTAAATCGGTTAAAATACTAAAAAAGTACTTTACTAATACAGAATTAGGAAAAGAATATGCTTTATATAGTACATTTTCTACAAGTCAAAAATTATCTGAAGCTAAAGCAGAAATATTAATTTCTACTATAATAGAACAGTATAGAAAACTAGATTATGAGAAAATAAATAAGTTAAAATATAACTTAATAAAAGAAATTAAGCAGTCTTATGATATAGATGATTTTTTCAAGGCTAAAATAGATAATTATAAGCCATATGCTTCAATATATACTATATTTGAGTCTCAAAATTCAAAACAATCTGACACAAAACAATTGCTTTTAAATAAAATTACTTTATTAGAGCATATATCAGATAAATTTTCAGAAAATTCAAAAGCTCCTAAGTCATTAGTAGATGAATTTATGAAAGAAGACAAAGAGATTAGACTATTAGCTTATAAAATATTAGTTGAAAAGTTTAATGATAAGTATAAAAATTTATCAGAAAGACAAAAATCAATATTAAAAGAATATATTACTAATGTATCAGACACAAAAAATTTAAGAGATTTTTTAAATAGGCAATTAGTTGAAATTAAAACTGAATTAGTTATCTTAAAAGAATCCTTAAAGGATCCGGTTATTAAAATTAAATTAGATGAAGTATTGAAATTTATTAATCCAATAAAAGATAATCAAACAATAAAAGATGAGATTATTACTGGAGTACTTCAATATTGTGATTTAATTGATGAATTAAAAAAATCTAATTAATGAATAACTTTAATAATCAATTTTCTACTCAAAAACTTCGCGAAGAAAATATCGAAGAAGAAGGTAGTGTAACTGGAGCCGGAGAAGCATATCTTCCAGGACTAGACGTACCAGAAAAAAAATACAAAGGTATTAAAGAAAAAAAAGATCCTAAAGATAAAGAAACTAAATTAGCTTCTGGAAAAGCAAAAATTTATGCTAAAAATAAATGGGGTTGGAAAGAAGCGCCATCAATTCCTAATAGACCATCTAAAGGAGGTTTTATATATAAACAATTATATGAAGCATTATCTGAATTAGATGCATCTAATGTAGATACTACTTGGCAAGATGTAAAAGGAAAATATTTAAGACTTAGTGCTGATATTCAAGTTACTCATAAAGATGCTACAAAAGGAGAATCTGTTATAAAAAAAGAAAGTAAAGTAAAGATTTTAGATTTACCATTTGATAATAATACAAAAGTTAATATTTTGTATAAAAATGATATATTCATAGCAAATCCAGCAGATATAATGAAAAAAAATACTTTAGCAGAAGGATTTAAAAAAGAAATTAAGCATAGAAGTAAATCTCAGCAATTTCAAGAAGCAGCTAAACTTGCAAATAAAAAATTACAAGAGGTAAATAAAATTTTAGAATACGCAGCTCAACTAAAAACTGAATTATTTGAAGATGAGCAAAGTACTAAAACATCTAAGTTATTAGAAAAAGTTAAACATAATATGGTTTCGGCATATGGTAAAATTAAAAAATTAAACTAGTCATGGCAAAAGCAAAATCAAGTACTGGATCACAAAAAATTAGTTTTGGTAAAAGAAAATCAGGTAATGCTAAAAAATCATATAATAAGCATAGTCCTAAACCAAAAGAATATAGAGGTCAAGGCAGATAAACATTATTAGAAAACTAGATATTTATAGTTAATATGACAACACTAGAATTATATCGTAAGCATAAAAAGGGAGAAGTAAGTAAAGATAAATTTATTTATGAAGTAAGAAAAGATCAAAATCTTCCTTGGATTATTAATACAACTTCTTATACAGACGCTGTAAAAATTCTTAAAAACAAAGGAATTATTAAAGAGAGCGATTCTAATATTACAACAGACCCTGCTGTAGATAGAGTTAATCCTTATTATTTAAAAAAAGGAGTTGAAAAAATTCTATCTAAAGAAAAAGAACTTACTAATGATTCTTATAAATTAGCTCTTAATAAAGCTGCAAAACAACTTGCATCTGATCCTCATGCATTTGATGAAGATATGTTTCATAATGCTAAAGAAGTAGAAAAAGCTGATGAAAAACTAAAAACTCAAGAAGTTAAAAAAGATAATTTTGTTGATAAAGCTAATGAAGCAAAAAAAGTAAAAGTAGCAAAAAATAAAACTAAAAAACAATTATCTGAATATCAAAATAATAAAAAAATAGATTTAGAAGAGGTGGATATTAATGATCCTGTACTTATGGCAGTAAGAGCTAAAAAAGATGCTCCACAAATTAAATCAGTACAAAAAAATAATCCAAACCAAATTAAGATTAATCTATTACTTAAAAAGAGGGCTGAGATTGAAAGAGATATGGAGCAAGAAGCAGAGCCAGAAGGAGGCCCTATAGCAGATAAATATGCTTCTGATTTAATGTCAATAGATAATACTATAAAAAAATTAAAAGCAAATACATTAAAAGAAACTGTATTATCTGAACTAACAAAATCTTTAAAAAAAAAAGTTACAATTAAAGAAGATACTCACTGGAGACATACAGTAGGAGCTGAAATTCATACTCCGGATGGTCCTGGTAAAATTAGTGAAATATTAGGTAGTACTCTAACTGTTGAATTACAAGATGGATCTTTAAAAGACTTCCAAATAAATACAGTAGATCACTTTACTAAAAAAGCACAAGAACAACAGACTGAAGTATCATCAATAGATTCTAAATATAATATTAATAAAGATTATAATGGAAACGTAGTTCAAGTTACTAATACTAATGGAAAATTATTTAGTAAGAATGATGATGCAACTATTACAGGTACTGGAGAAAAAATTAAAATAACAGGATTTAAAGAAGATCAAGGAAAACTACAAGCTTTATATACTAAAGATGGAACTGTTAACTCAACAGATGTAGATAGTCTTAACCAAGTAAAATCTGGATTTAGACCCGGAGTTAATTTAGGTAAGTATGATTTAAATAAACTAGCTGAAAAATTAAAAAATAATCCAGAAAAATTAAAAAATTATCCTAATTTTAGTAAAAAAATAAAAGAAGCTGTTAAATTTAAAGTAAAAGGAGAAACCACGCCTATATTTAAAAGCTCAGAAGATGCAAAAAGATATAGAGATGAACTTACTAACGCTAAAGTACAATTTACACAGAGTAATATATAAATTAATATTATAACATGCCAAAAGAATTATTAATAGAATATAGTTTATTTAAACCAACACCAGGCTCATTAAATGAGTCTAGACGACTTACTAATGGTAATATGGTAGTGTCTGGTTTAGTTCAAGCATGTGATAAACCAAATGCAAATAGAAGAATCTATCCTTATCCTATTCTTTCTAGCCAAGTTGAAAAATATATATTAGGTCCAATAAAAGAAAATAGAGCATTAGGTGAATTAGATCACCCAGAATCTAGTATAATAAACTTAAAAAATGTTAGTCATAATATAGTTAAGTTATGGTGGGAAGGTAAAGATCTTTATGGAGATATTGAAGTACTTCCAACCCCATCTGGAAATATTCTAAAAGAATTATTTAAAAATAATATAACAGTAGGTATATCATCAAGAGCTATGGGAACAACTACTCCGATTGGAGAAGGTTTAGTACAAGTTGAAGATGATTTAGATTTAATTTGTTGGGATTTTGTATCAACTCCATCAACATTTGGAGCATATATGAAACCAATAGGAGGATTAAATGAATCTGTTAATTATAATATAGCAAAACCGCAAACAAGAATTAATCAATTAATATCAGATATTATATGTTCACAATCTGGTGTATGTTGTATTAATTAAAATTTTTATAGTAAAGTTATACTTTTACTTTATTTATAGATATTTATGAGTATATGTGTTATTATCTAATATAACACTAGTCAAAAAAATACTTATATTGCTTTCTACATTACAATAAGCAATCCCAAAGAAAAACATTTATAAAAATGAGCAATCTTTATCAAGATGCCATCCTAGATGCTAAAGCACTAAGAGCTAGCGTAATTGCAAATACAAAAGCTGCATTAGAAGAAGCATTTGAACCAAAAATTCAAGCAATGTTTAGATCTCAAATAGTTGAAGAACTAGAAGAGACTGGAGAAATTGAAGAAATTGAGGATATGGAAGAAGGCATGGACACAGAAGTAGTTGATGGTATGGAAGACGAAAATTACAACATCAATGAAGATGAGTTAGAAGAAATTCTTTCTCAACTAGAAGAATTATCAAATGAAAACACAGAAGAATCATTACAAGAAGCTGACGATGATGAAGAGTTAGCTGATGATGATGAAGAAACTGATGACATTGAAGATTCTGAAGAAGTGGCAGATGATACTGAAGAAATGACAGATGATACAAAAATCATAGACATTACTTTAGGAGATCTTAAACAAGTTTTACAATCAGTAGTATCTGGTCAAACAGATCTAGACGATTTAGGTGGAGATGAAATGTCTTCAGATGAATTAGATGGAGAAACTG